GCTTCTACACCATCACCGATCCATCCACCTACAGTGGACACACCTTCTTTTAACCAAGAGCCGAATGAGGACATCCAAGTCGAGATTTCTGAAACGCTCTTGCTGATGAAGGTTGATAATTCTTCAGTCCACTTCTTACCATTACCCATTGCGTTAGATGCAACAATACCAGCCAGACCTAATCCACCAGCTCCTAGTGCCAATGGCTTGATAGCTCTGAGAATAGAGTTTTCACTCTTCTTATTCTGCTTTACAGGCTTTGTTGGCGGTTCGATTCTTTGTGCAATCGTATCGTCATCATTGTCCATCATCTGATACGCGGTATAACCTACAGCGCCAGCAGCTAATGCACCTGCGCCTACTTTGGCTATTCCGACCGCTCTTCCGATTGGGGTACGCTTAGACAACGTCTCTCCAAGGCTCTCCAAGGGATTCTGAGTGTTATCATGTGTATAGTTAGGATTGAACCTCTTTAGGTTCTTTTTAAAATCAATAAAGAGCTTGGTCAGGTCAGGTAATGCAGCTACGAGAGCGCTAGAACCATCCTGAACGGCATTACGATTGCCACCTCTGTAGAGTGCTTCGATAGCATTTTCACGACTATTATTCTTGATGGAAGCAATCTTAGCCTTCTCAAGACGAACAATATTACCGCTATATGCTTTAATCTGATTGAAGGCATCCTGAACAGATACCAAGCTTTTGGATATCGCTGTTATCGAACCCTTCGGAATTACCTCATCAGTTTTCTTTGCGTTATTAACGATGTTAACACGCCCAAGAAGGGAATCAATGGTATCTTGGTCTAATGCTATCATCCGGCATCCATCACGTTAGAACCAAAGTAAAGTTGTTTTGCAAAACTGGAGATATCACTGTAACCCGGATCTGGAACATCACCAGTACCCTTCGCGCCTGAGCGAGTAGTTGGTGAAATAGATGGGCCAGCGACTGATGGAGTACTTGCACCCTGAATATTTACAGGTGGTGGAGGTGTGTCTGTTGAAGCACTCATGATATCTGAACCAGCAGTTGCTGATGGAGATGGCACTTGCATTCCACCTGCTGTGGTTGCTGACGCCAGATTACCAGCCTTGGATGAATTCGATATCGGCATCTTAGCGGTAGACGAAGCAGGCCCACCAGATTTAACTACATTCGGTCCAGTCGCTGTTTTAACCGGTTGACCTGATGGAGAAGCACCATCAGTTTTCATAGCTGGTGGCGGAGTCTTCTTTGCAGACATACCACCACCTGTAGGAGCGCTTTGAGTAATCTCTGGGCTCTTTATCTTTTGTGCTTTACCACCACCCGGTGCAGGCGGAGTCTTTGTCTTCAGAGCTGGTGGTTCACCCTTCTGTTGAGGGCTTTTGTTTGTATCGTTTGTAGATTTAATCTTAGAACCAACCCATTGCTTTACGAGTGTTCCAACAACAGAACTGACGAGACCCATTCGAGGACCGAACATTGGGTCTGTTTCTGGTTGAACACCGAATGCATTTGAATAGACATCGCGCGATAGGGATGCTACGAGAGCTGGAATAGCCGTTAGAGGGCCTGCAAGACCAGATGCTGCTTCGAGTCCAGCTCCAACAACGTCACCTTGCATCAGCTTACCGATAGCGAAAGCGCCACCAGCTAATGCACCAACGATTGGAATAGATTTTAGAGCGGTCTTACCTAGTGCAGATTTGATTAACGGACCGGCAATCTTAGAGATAGCATCTTTGCCAAGTTTACCGCCTGTAGCGAGTGCTCCGCCTAGACGTTTTCCGGCTGTCTTGGTTCCTGCACCCATAATGCCCGAGAGCTTGGATGTGATACTGCTCAGTCCACGACTCATTAATCCTGGCTTTGCAACAGCTTGCGCTTGAGCTAATTTACCAGTCTGCGTACGGAGATTAGAAGGGTCAACCTTCTTGAAGTTCTTTAGCGCATCAGCTTCTTTAACAGTGCGCCCTGTCTTCTTGTTTACATATGCACCACGACGGTCATCGAATTCCATTCCACGCTTGACGCGTGCTTGTTTGTTACGCTCTTTGCTCTCAGCACGAATACCACCAAGGCCAGTCTTGCGTGTGAAGGCATCTAGGAATCGTCCACCACGACTATTGTCCTGCTGGTCTCTTACCTTATCTTCGATGAGATTGTTTAACTCAGATATGGATTTATAGAAGTCTGCAATGACATCTTGGCCAGGTTCTATGCTATTTACAGCTTCGTTCTGTACAAGCTGTCCGCCTGATTCTGCCAGCGCTTCTTTAGACTGTCTGTTGGCTTCTTTGAGCTGCGCTGCAAGAGCTTCCTGTTGGTCACGTGTAATCGCGCCGATAGAAGCTGCAACGGTTGCAAGCTGACGAATTTGTTTCGATAGGTATGAAACGGTTGCTGAGTTCGGTGAGTCAACTCTCTCAGGTGAGTCCATGTTCGGCATGCTGGTATTTCCACCACCGCCAATCATGCTCAGGGTATTTTCAAGCCCTCTATTCTGTTCACCATTACCAATATATCTTCCGAGTGGACCACCACCGCGTTTGTAACCTTCTAAGAATCTACCACCAGCAGCTTTAAGACCCATTTTGGCATTAGTCATCATCTGGCGGCGACCAGCTGATTTACCTTTCTGAGACTTTTTTAATGCTCCTGCGAGCTTCTTGAGCGATTTCAATTATTGGTTTCCTGATTCTTTCTTCTGCTTCTCCAAGAATGCTAATAGCATATCTACATATAAATCACGTTCGTATGGCATCATATCTTCTAGTTCAGTGACTGAATAATTATGATGCTGAGCCATGGCGAATATTGTTGTATAATAATTCGCTAGGGTAGTATGACTCAGCCCCAGGTAAAAAAATCACTTAACGTAGTGAGTTCAATCTCACGTGTATTACCTAATGAATTTGTGTATGTAATCTTGTGATAAAGCTTTGGTAGTGAGTCAAAGAATTCACGGATCTTATTGAAAGTTTCAATATCAAGACTATCGATAAAATCGTTCAGTTCTTTTTCAGAGCATTCATTCGCGATGTAAACTGTCTCTGCATCATAAATCTGGTCGATGCATGAGCGTACAAGAAACTCTACGAGTTCAGTCTGTGAAAGGTCTTCTGGAGTTGTTTCCAGCATCTTGATGGATGGATAACGCATAACGATACCAACCTCATCATTGATTTGAATCTTGTTATTGATTTCCTTTTCCTGCAGCATGTCAACTGATTCAAGGTCAATAGTGAAATCATATGTCTTGTTATCTTCGTTATCACGATAAGTGACTTCGATGATGTTGTTAACTGAGCGTGAGCGCAGCTTCAGGAACATATATTCAAGGTCGAATGTAGTCAGCGAGTCGACATCAAAGCCAACATCATCGATACAATTGTTTAGAACCTGCATGATTGCAAGTGCGATGTCTTTCTCATTGCCAGATTGCTGTGCAGTAAGTAGGATTTTTTCTTCTTTAACTACGAAAGGACGAACCATAACCGTACGACCGGTCGATGGAATCTTCATCTCAAATAGTGGTTTTTCAATGCGTGGTAATGCCATAATTATTTACTCCATTTTAAATGCGTGGATATACCACGTCAAAGTCAGTATAAGTGAAAGGGATTGTCATTTTGACAAGTTCATCTGTTGAAGCCCATTGAAGGTCTACAGCAGGTAATTGTTTCGGAAACGCCTTATAAACGTTCACGTACATAATTGCTTTATCTTGAGGGTCATATACAGTGATTTTCAGGTCGGTACAATATTTGCTTTTGTATCCGACTTCATATGCAGCAGCGCCTGTATTACGGTTATTCTTGTTTGTCCAGTCCTTCTGTCCTCTTGAGCCCTGGAAGTTAACGATGGTGTTAGTCCAATCATAGAATAATTTGTGGATACGGCTCTTGCCATCCATCAGGAATGTTAAAGAGATATCATCATATGCAATGCCATATGGAATAGATTCGATAGGACCATATCCTAATCTTAACTGACCGTCAATTGATTGAAAGCTAGTGCCCGGAAACTGAGCGGCTTCACAACGAAGCGACACTAGGTTTCCGCCATACTGCGAACCATTGCTCTGAAGGTAATCAGGCAAAGTGAATTCAACAATAAAGCGGTTGTTTCTTACGACACCTGCATTATTAATTGATGAAATGAATTCGCCTATCTTAAACATTTAATTCCCTATTAGTTCTTTTGACTGGAACCATACTCTTGAACTTGGAGCTTTGCTGAATCTTTCAAGAGGAAGAAACAATGCAATGTCCCATTCAGATGGATACACATACAAGAACTTCGAGTTCATGTGATTATACAAATACTGTTTAACACAAGGCTTAAACCATCTCAATTTCGATATACTTGTAAGCATCTTATATGATAGGTTTAATCTGGTTGATTCGTCAAAGCGTGTATTATTTATCAGGTCATACAGACCATCCATCAGCTTTGCACGGTACATTGGCGCGAGATAGTGAAGGTTGATACCCCAGAATCTATCGTGCGATACTTTGAATGGGAAGATTAGCGGAAAACGGTCATAATACGGAAGCGTCTCTTTGAACTTCGGGTCGTACTGGAACATATACATATCGCCAGGATTAATTGTATTTACCGCGCGTGTTGGGTTACCTGAGATGAGTTTCTTTTCGTTAACACGTCCAAAATCGCCAGCTGTCTGACGATACCAATTTCGGGCGTTCGCTGTTCGAGCAGGAACTTGTCCGGCGCGAATACCTTGTGTGATAATCTTATCGAATACATTCGCCATTAAAACTTGATTCCTAATTCATTTTCGGTCATAATAATAAACTTCCATCCTCTATCTGCACAATATGCTTGTGCTGCTTTCCACTTTGCGGAGTTAACTCCCCACGTCGCAACCTCATTAAGATATCCTCTTGATGGCTTTTGACCCTTTTTAATCTTTACTGCAGGTGGTCTTGTCTGAGCGTGAGGTTTAACCTCAATCATAAAGCACTCTGTTAGTCCGTTTGCGCCTTTTCTCTTTACAAAGAAGTCGCAGAAATATCGATGTCGTCGACCATCTACAGGAGAGATGTAAGGAATTACAATCTCTTCAGATGACCATTCAAGCACATCAGGATGTTCATCAAGACGCATCATCAGGAGAAGCTCCCAGCGACTGCGATAAACAATCTTGGAAGCGTCACCTTTATATTTATTATGGTTTTTAGCCTGGAAAACACCTCTATATGCCATATAAATATATTTAGCATAAATAATACAATAGTATCTTAGGAACACAACATGGCATTTAATGTAGGCAACTTTGTTAAGAACACAGCAAAATCTGCTGGTGATAGAATACTCAACGACATTGTTTCAAAAGCAACATCGGGTATGCCTATCAATCTCATCTCTTCAGCAAAATCAACTGCCGAATCACTCTTTAACGTAGGTGCATCCTACGAGAGCATCAGCTCATTTGCATCTGATAAAACGGATTCTATCGTTAATCAGGGCTCAGACTTCTTCTATGCGCTCGCGGGTAAAGACCCAGCCCGCGTTTCAGCGTCAGATTTGAAGCAGCGTAGACGTGCAAACCTAGACAACATCGATACCTACCTTGCAGAAATTAATCCGAATACGAAGATTAAGTCAAAAAGAAAGCAGGATAGCATCATCATTAACGCGGTACTATAATGGCAGATCTTGATTCCTATGGCGATATCAAAAAATTAAAATATTACACTCGCCTTACAATTGGCGATTACAAGCGCCCTGGCCCCTTTGATACTGCCTCGCTTGCAAATCCGCAATACATTTTCCTACCATTACCTCTTGAACTACGCGACGAAACTGTTGTCCGTTATAGCAACGAAGACCTTCAGCTCGCTGGTGATATTCTAAACGGTAATATTGGTTCAGGTATTGGTTCTGAAGCTCTACGTCAATCAGGTTCACTTGTATCTAGTGCGATTAGCGGGATTATCAGCGGAGCAGGTTCGGCTCTTGGTAGTCAAGCAACTGGCGACCTAGTTGCAGGAGCTGCAGAGAGCGCTCTTCCGGCTAGCAAGATTACATCGGCTATTTCACAGTACTTTGGTATTGCTCCTAACCCTAACCCATCAGTTGCATTCGAAGGACCACAGCTTAGAGATATCTCGCTTTCGTGGATTCTAGTACCAACAACGGCAGGAGATAGCGCTAAGATTAGAGCAGTTGTTAACACGCTCAAGAGAGCTGCTCTTCCAGTTAACAGCGTTTCGAAGTCGGCTGCTATTCTGGACTATCCGAAGCTCGTACAAGTCAACTTCTATCCTTGGGATAAAGGTAGTGGTACAAGTGCTCATGGATGGACTGGTAAAAGCATTATCAAAATGAAGAAGTGCTTCATGTCTGCCGTGACTGCTAACTACAACTCAAGCAACTCACCAGCCTTTTATCACGATTCTGAAGAACCTGTATCGGTTCAAATCTCAATCAGCTTCAAGGAAATTGAATACTTCCTATCGAGCGATTATGATGGTGCAAGCTCTGGTTCAGGTAAGAATCCAACGTTTGAATCTCTGACCGAAGCTGGTCTCGCTGTTGCAAACAATGCCAGTTCAAACGATACAACAGTTAATCCAGTCGCGGAGGCTGCAGGCACGTAATGAATTATTTCGATAAAATTCCTACTATAACATATAATGGCTCGCTGTGCAAGAACTTTTTAGCTCGCGCACGCCTTTCTGATGCGACTAGAGACCAGCAGGCTGTATTCTATCCATACACAATGGAGAATGCTGACCGCGTAGACCTTATCTCAAACGATTATTATGACCAACCGGGGTATACTTGGCTCATTTGGATGACCAATAATACCATCGACCCATATTATGACCTACCTCTGACTGAAGATGATTTCATCCAATTCATTATCAAAAAGTATGGCTCGTATCAGGCAGCGGCACGTAAGGTTTACTTCTATCGTAACAACTGGTATGATTATCCAGACCAGAGATTATCTGTTCCTGAGTTCAATGTACTTGGCTCGAGTTTTAAAAAGTATTATGAACCTATTCTAGATAACGATTTAAATGTCGCTGCATACAAGCGCAAGCGTCACGATGATACTGTATCCACGAATAAAATCGTAACCATGACTCTAACAGGTCGCACAGGCACATTCGTCGTTGATGAAGAAGTCAGAGTTGATGTACGCAATTATGCGTACGTTACGTATGTCGATGGCAATACATTAACGATTAAACATATTTACGGTTCGCTAGATGCGACCGATACGATTACCGGTATGACATCAGGCGCGACTGCGACTATTCAGACTGAGACTCTCGTTGATTCAACCATTGCTCATACAGATGCCATTTACTGGTCTCCTGTAACGTATCTCGATTACGAGCAAGAGCAGAACGAGAATAAGAAGATTATTCAACTCCTAGACC